ATGTTTCCTCCAGGTGCATCTACATCTCTAAACTCTCCAGGTTGTATCGATTGCGCTTCATCTCTAACACGAATACCACGTTGTTTAAATCCAGCTGGCATATTTGAAAACGTACCAGCATCTAACAACTGTCTAAGTGCATTCGTTGCAGTTCTTGATAATCCACCAATCATGTGAATTAAGCCAAATCCATAAAAACCTAATCCTGGTAAAAATTTAAAATGTGTAAAATATTCAATTTTATTTTTTAACGGGTCTTCAGCTTTATAGTTTCGTCTAATTGATAAAACTTCTCTTGACGATGTATCAATTGTTACAATGTAAGGAAGTTTTATTCCTGTCGGGTTTTGTTCCGCATCTTTGTCTTCAAAACCTTCAAGGTCTATTTCTGTGTGAAATTCTAGAATTGTAAACATTTGTTCATCTCTAGTTTTTGTAACACCTTCTAGTTCTCTTTCTTTCTTTTCTACTTCTGTTTCTTGTGAGTAACCTGGTGAAATTTCTACGTCTCTGTAAAAACCAGATACTTGTTTTTTTCTTAAATCATTTTCTGATATTTTTAAAACGTGCACAATTGCATCTGCATCTTCTAAGGAAGTTGCAGTGTATGGAACTATCAGGTCATCTGCCGGAACAAATTTAGACACGGCTCTGTCTAGAAGTTCATCGTAATAAACTTTCTTAAAAGCAGAGCCGCTAAGAGGGAGATAAAAAAGTAACTGATCGAACTCGGGTTCATACTCTTTCATCTTATTCATGAGTTGATAGTTCATGAAATTTTTTACTCTTGTAGCTTGGTCTTCTTTTTGTTTGTTAACCACACCCATAATTTGAGTGTGAACTGGACCAGCTGCTGGGAGTAATTCTTTGTAAGCGTGTGCTTGAAACTGTGTTACCGCTTCAGCTAATACAGGGTGAGTTGCACCACTTGCATTTGTAAACGGTTGTGATCTTGTTTGATATTTAAAACCTAATAAATCTAAACCTTTTGTATATCCATCTTCCCAATCTTTTCTTGATGCTTTGTATTGTGTGTAATTTTCGTAAAGGTCAGAACCTAATCTGCCTAAAACTTCTTCTGGTAATAAATCTGCTAAATTGTCAAAGTGTTCGTTTGTGCCTGGCTGGTTTACAGCTTCTGGGTCAAAAGTAATTGTAGCACCACCATCTTCTTCTTGTTCAACTTGAATATCTTCTGGTCCAACTTGTTCCTCAATATTTTCTTGAGATGCTTCTACAAGCTCTTCTTCACTAGGTAACTTTATTTCCTGCTCTACGTTGGGTAGAGACTTGTCTATTTCTGACATTGTTTTTCTCCGAGTTCTTTATTACTATAGTCTTTTTTCCAGGAACATTCAACCCCTGTGGGTGAGGTCCTCTTTCTGGAGGTATCGTAGTTGTTAATTTTTTAGTCATCTAATAATCCTATTCCTTGTATAGCTAAAGAAGCTGCTAGTCCACCTATACCTACTCGAGATAATCCTCTTAATGCAGTTTTTCCTAAACCTAATCTTGCAAATTTTCTAAATGTTGGATTTAACCCTTTTGTTAATCTATCTGTTTGTTCTGCAAATATTGGATATGTATAATTTACTGGGTTTGTTCCTATATCTGCTAATGAGTCGCCTTCAGATACTTGTCTTGTAATATCTAATGCAGCTAGTGGTGCTAAAACTCCAGGTGATGCTGCAATACCTAAACCTCTACCTAATACTCTTCCACCAGTTCTTATAAGTCCTTTTTGTTCAACACCTAATCCTCTTGATCTACTAGCTTTAATTGTTGATGGTGCACCAAGTGCTGTCGATGCAGCGAGCGATGCTCCAACTGCCGGCAGTTGAAAATCTAAAATATCTGGTCTTGTCATATCTTCTGAAATAGGTTGTGTCACCATATCAACCAACATGCTTTTCTGTTGATCTTCATTTGATAAATAAGTTGTTGGATCATCGTTTCTAAATTCTTTTACAAGTGCAGCCGCAACTCCACCAGCAAGTCCTGCTGCACCAAAAGTTTTAAAACCACCTGATTTTAAAAATCCTGTTGCTGCTGCTTTTAGTTTTTGCATACCAGTATTTGTTGCTGGAGCTTGCTCAAAAACTTGTGCTGCTTTTATTGGATTGTTATCTATTGCAGCCGCACAATCTCCAGGTAATCCACCACGAGATAATAAACTACAAACAGCTAATTTATCTTTTTCAGATAAATTGCTCGCAACTTTTTTTAATTTTGATGACGATACTTCAAAGAAAGGTTTTCTACCTTTTGGATCAAGATAAAAACCTTCTCTGTCTGTCATACCTTGAATATCTAATCCTTTTGCTTTGTACGCAGCTAATTGATCAGGTGAAAAAACTTTTGGATCTATGTCTGTACCAATTTTAATTTCTGGTAATGCCAAACTTTCTAACTGAGCTTTAGATAGATCTTTAAACCCTTTGTATGTTGGAACGTTAGCTATTAAATCATCTGCAATTTTTTGTGCACCTTTAACATCATTTACAGCAAGAGCGTCTTGTACTCTTCCTATCGATCTAGATAACCTCCCTTGGTACTGTGCAAGTGGTCCTTGATTTATGTCTGACCTTACCACATCTACAAAAGCAGAATATGGAGCAAGTCCTCTCATTTCACCTGTGCTTATACCAACTACTTCATTAACACTAAACGGAACTTTACCATCTGATTTTATATCTAATATATTTTTAAGCTCATCTCTAAAAGCTGTTTTAAAATTACTAAGTGAAGCACCTGCTTCATTTTTATATAACTGATCTACGTTTGCTAAAGCTGCATTATAAAATGCAACTCGATATGCATTTCGTTTTCCAACATCACCAATTTGATTTAATACTCTTTTACCTGCAACAACGTCTTTAGGAATGTTAATATCTCCTTTATATTCATCGCCTTTTAAAACTCTTGCTAATGTTGCCATTGCATTTGCAGCAATAGAGGGTGACTGATTACCTAAAGCTGCTTGAACTATGGGTAAACTTGGAAGTTTTTTCTGTTTAAAAATTAAATCTTTTATATCATCATTAGCGTACAAAGTTTCTACTCTGTCCCTCATGTCTTTTGTAATAATTCTAGCGTTTAAAAAACGATCCCACTTTCTAAGTGTAGCATCCGATGGATCTTTCCAATAACGTTGTTTAGTTCCTTTACCTGCTTGAAAAGCTCCAGCAGCAGTAGCACCCATTTTAAAATTAAAATTATCTTTTATAAATCTAGCCGTAGTTGTTTTGTCAGGGTCACTAACATATGTATCTAAAGAAGATTTTTTTAATCCTATTTTTTCTAAAAATTCTTCTGTGCTTAATGTATATCCTGCTGGTGGTTTAAATGCTGCTCTTGCTTTAAAGTTTTTAGCAGCATTACCTTTTTGATAAGCTGGTGCTTCATTCCATGGGGTGTCATAAGCTTGATCATAGTATGCTTGAAATTTTTTTGAATTTTTATAAAGATCATCATATTGACTTCCTGCAAATTGACTACCACCTCGAAGTAAAATTTTTTCACCACCTTTATTAAATTTATTTACAATAGCTTTTACAGTTGAAGGACCTACATTAGTTTTAGCTGCTTTATTTATTTTTGCACTACTTGATGTAATAGGTTCTGTTTTACCTTCAGTTATTCTTTTTAAATAATCTCTTATCTTATCGCCTTCATCAGTTATCGCAGCAATTTTTATACCTTTAAAATAAGAAGGATATTTACCTTTGTATTTTGAAATACCTTTATATGAATCTGAAACACCTGGAAAAGCTTTTTGAAAAAGCTCTTCAGCTCTTTCCATCGACATAGGCTGAGGTTCTGCTTTTAGGAGTCTTCTTAATTCTTCTAATTTAAGTCTAGTTCCTTCTTGCATTACACCTCCAGGATGCCAGCAAGACCACCATTTCTAAATCCAAGTCCTACATCTAAACCAAGTTGTTTTTGTATGTCCATGATCTCATCTGGGAATGCATCTGGGTTTCTTAATACTTTGTGTAGTTGTTGAAAGTATGCTGTCTTCTCTTTACCGACTAAACTTTTGTCTGTGCCTAAACTTGCAAACAATCTTGATATATCTCTACCTTCAATACCATATTTTTTTAATGCTTGATAACCCATCTTGCCACCACGAACTAACATGCCAGCCATATAACCTACACGTCCACCGTCTTGAAATTCAAACTCATCTAAGTCAATTGTTTCTGGATTAAATCTTCTATCAGTAATACTTCTACCTGCTTTGTCTTTAACTCTAACTAATCTTTCTGCAAACAATTGTATGTCATCTGGTGTATCTAGTTTTGCAACTGCTGTTGCAACTTTTGGGCCAAAGTATTTTTGTACCAATAAGAATGGATCACCCATTCCACCGCCACCACCTTCAGTCATAAATTTAAAATCATCTGCTTCCATAACACCAGATAAAGTTGTGCCACCTGGAAACTCTGGGTCTTCTAAGTCTTTTATTCTATTTAAAAACTCTCTAGCGTTTGCTCTAACTACTGGTTGTGCATTTTCTGCAACACCTGCGTTTGAATAAATTTTATTTACAATGTCATCTACAATTAAATTACTACCTTTGACATTTTTAATTGCCTCTAAACCTGCACCTGTAAATGTTGCTGCATCGGATTCGATTGGTGCTGCAATATCTTCTGGTCCGCCACGTGAACCTGGAGGTGGTAAATCTTCTGCTGCTCTTAATGACATTAAACCAGACTTATCTAAACCTGAAGTCCTTGTTGCCATGTCTGTAACATTTGCTGGAGCTGCTGGTGGAAAATAAAGATTCTCCATCTTTTTCATATTAGATAACAATTGATTTGCTTGAATATCATTTAGTTTACCCGCTACAGCATAACCAACTGGGCTTGTTAATTCTTCTACTGCTTTTGATTGTGGTAATATAGCTAACGCCTCTTCATTAAGATTCATATCTAACATTAGCTCTGGAGATTTACCCTTTCCTAAAAAACTTATATTAGTTTTAGTTCCAAGAACTTCATTAGTGTTCCCACCTAATTTTTTAAACGATTGAAGGATCGCATTTAATATTTCTCGTCTAGCCATAATATTCTATTCTACTCCTATCCGGCAAAGGTTCGTCTTTGTAAGAATCTTTGTTACGAACTAAGCCACCTTGTTTAATACGCATAATCGCCTGGGTCATAGAATC